TAATAAATTTGAAATACTCACGATTTTCCTTTTTTTTTAATGTTATAGCAATCCTGCTAATTTTTTCCAACGGTTCGCCAATTCAAATCCTTCTGACAATACTTGAGTGGTTTCTTTGCTAGGTGCTGTCGATGCAGCTGCTTTGCTAGCGTAAGATTCTTTAACTACTCGTTTCTTAGTCGCTGGACGATTGAACGACTCCGCTAATGTTGTAAATACTAATTTTACTTCTCTTGTATTGCCTGCACGATCAAAGTTTTCGATTACTTTCATTTTTTGATCTTCAGTCAATTCAAAATTGCGGAACAATTTGTTTGTGTAAAGAAGTTTTGCGTTAAGAAGATTTACTTCTGACAGAATTCCTTGAAGTTGTTTAACGGTTGCATAAGCTTCTTCCAATTCGCCTTTCATTGCTTCTTTTTCAGAATCTTCAGCTTCCATTTTCATTTCTTCTTCATTCTCATCTTCATGATCTTCTTCGCGAAGAATTGCTTCTAGAATCTCATCAATTGATTCCATGGCCATGTCATCATCTTCTTCATACATTCCTTCAGATGCTAATTCATCTTCCATGTCCACATCTTCGCCTTCTGAATCATCCATACCCATACCTTCGTGTTCTAAATCACCTTCTAATTCACGAATGATTGATTCTAGATCTAAATCTTTGTCATCATAGCCTTCGTTGTATTCGTCGGTCATTTCTTCATCACCCATAGCAGGCTCTTCTTCTGGCATTTCTTCATCACCCATTTCAGGTGACACACCATCTTTTGCATAAATGTCAAATTCATCAAATTCTCCGTCATTGTCAACATCGATTGATAAATCACCAACATCCATACCAGCTCCAGCTTCGTCGCCCATTTCTGCATCCATTTCTGGTTCTGCATCAATTGGTTCTTCAACTGGCATTTCTTCTTCGCCCTCGATTTCATTAGTTAGTTTGGTTGCTAACATTCTTTCTAAACGAGGAGCAAAGGCTTCTTGTAAAGCAATCTTTGCATTTGCTAAAGCTGTTTCTTTAACTGCCTTTGCATCAGCAATCGCTTCTTTTAGCAAGTCTGATTTTGCCATTGTTTTTCTCCTTAAATTTGTTTTTTGGAAATAAGATTATTTGTAATCTTAATAGAAATATATTAAATACTAGACACTATATAAGAAATAGCGTATTTACAAATAAATATGAGCATGTTTTAAAAAACAGTAAAAAAGCTCTAACTTTTTTGTTAGAGCCTTAAACTTTGATAAATTTTTTTTAAAAAGAATTTAAATCTTTAATTTTTTGAATGAATTTTGCTGCTTGTAATTGTTTTCTTTTTGTTACACTAGGTTTTTCAAATTCTTTTAGATCTTTAATTCGTTCTAAAATTCCAGAGTTTTTTACTTTGCGTTTCCACGCTTTAAGCGCAAATGCTAAATCTTCTCGTTGCGTACCTACTACATTAACTGCTAAAGGATTACCCGGAACAATTGTTTGATGTTGTTTTTGTTTTTTACTCATATATTAAATTTAAATTTCTGATTGCGGTGGTTGTGGTTTTGATTGTCTAACGTTAAATCTAAAATGTTTTAATTCTGGTTTCTGTGCTAAATAACCTTGAAGTTTTTGTGATTCTAATCCTGGATCTTGTCCTAATCTAAAATAAAAATATCCAATTTTACCCGAAGGAGATATTGTATGTTTAACTATAGTAAATCCTTTTCTTTCTGCCCATTCTTTGATTTCTTGTGCTACTGCTTTTGCTTCGGCCGGATTTCTTAGTACGTATTCAATGCCTCCTCTGTAATCAGTAATATGATTAACCAATTGTGCTTCTTCTAAATCTGATTCCGTTTTTAGCGCATCCTTCATACCTTTTAATGCATCTGCCATATCTTTAGCATTCTGAACATCATCTTTTGTAAATTTCGGTATTGAAGATTGTTCTGTTTCAGCTTGTTCAGTTAACCCAAAAAATTCTTTATATAATTTTTTAAATATACTCATCATTCTACCTATATTATAATAATATTATATCAAATATCCAAATTAACCTACATCATAATATTTACGAAGACCTTCAGCAATGTCTTCATATGCTGCACCTAAACGTTGTTGAAGTTGACTCATTTCTTTTGCAGTTGCTTCGAATACTTTATATGATTCATTTAGGCCTTTCATATGACGATTAATAGTCATTTTATCAAACCAGCCTTCATCTTGTAAAGCAATGTTTTGTGCTTTTTCAACAATATCTCGCACTCGTTCGGTAAGCTCTTGCAAATTACCTTTGCCATATACCGAATCACCCATTGCTGAAAAATTCTTTACAGCTTCCATGAATTGTTGTTTTTCTTCGCGAGATAATTTTACTTGTTCTTCACCGCCGTTAAGTGTTTCTAAAATATATGCTAAATTGCTCTTCATTATATTATCCTACATTTTCCATCTTCACATAATATTGATGTGATGATATTATTTATTTTATCGTATTTGCCTTGTTTTAATTGTTTGTTAACTGATTCATTCATACTAACAGGTCGCATAAACGCTCCGTGGGTTGATGGATTTGAAACAAAGTCCCAACAAATTAATTCGAAATCATCTTGTACTTCAACTACGCCTTCTGAACGTAATTCTTTAACAGAACCTAAACCTCTAGAAGAAATTCCTAATGTAATTCCAGCTTTAAATAATTCTTTTAAAATTTTGCCAGATGGCGTATCTAAAACTTGAACTGCACCCATTAAATCATCACCATTCCACCAAATTTTTAAAATGTTATGTGACACATTGTTCAAGTTAACAATTGATGATTCTGGATGATCTAATTCACCTAATGCTCTGTGTTGATTAATATATTCTTTTTGATACCGTACACATTCTCTTTGTAAAATCTGTTTTGGGTATACGCGGCCATTTTGATTCTTTGCGCCTGCCCGTTGCAATACGCCTTGAACTACAAATCCTCCCGGAACGCCAAACTGATCGCCTGTTGATTCTTTTAAAGAACCAACTGGTTTAAATGGCATATATTCTACAATTAATCCTTTTGACATTTTATTCTCCTAATGCTCTAACTCGCTCCGATATTTTAACTAATCTGTTTGATATTTTATTTAATGCCGTTTCTACAGCACTACCATATCCGGTTCGGTTAACACCTGATTCTGTTTTTAATCTAGATGCATAATTAACTGTTTTTTCAATTTCTTGAAGTTGTTTTGCGACAGTTTTTATTGTTTCTTTAATTTTTTGTTCCGGAGTTGTTTTTGGATCACCATTTGCAAAAGATCTATATGATTCAATCAATTGTTCGTATTTTCGTTCTAATACATCCTCTACAGTAAGTTTCGTATGATTTGATAAATCTTTTATATTAGCAGTACCATGCGGTTGATTTGTAAATTTAACTGGATATTCTTGATTTTTATTTGTCCAATTATTTGAATCTTTAGAAAACGGAAATTTATCTTGTGCATTTTCTTCTGGCGATTCTGGTGTTTGATCTTCAGTAGTTTTCCATTTAAATGTTGGCGGCGTATTTACTGATTCATATTGTGCTTTTTTGCCTTGCCATTTTCCTGGTTTAGCAAATGCTGCAGGCGTATTATATCCAGCAATAGCGCCAGTAACATTTTGTTCTTCAATTTCATTATCACAAATACACTGATCAGTAGGTCGATCACATGACTCACAATAATTAGATTCTAATTCTATGAATTTTTCTTGCATTTCTTTTAAGAATGATTTCATTAATGCATCTCCTTTAATTCACGAATTAAATCAAAATAACGTAATAAAGATAAAATATGTGATTCTTTAATTGATTTCATATTTTCAACAGTACATAGCATTTCTGAAAGTTTTTGTACTTTAATTTGTGTTGCTTTGTCAGATATAACTTTTGCTTGAGTTGCTAAATCTTTTTTAATGTTTGGAATAATGATTTGAATGTATTCTTTTAAAGCATTTGTATCATTAACATTAGTAATGTATTTATTTAAAAGTTGCTTTTGTGATTCATCTAAATTGTTTGAATATTTTTCATTGAATTTATCAATCATTAACTTGTATGTTAATAATCGAACATCTTTAGGCTGCGATTCAAATGTTTCTAATGTTAAATCTTTTTCTTGTTGTCTTCGTTCAACAATCATTCCATTAGACGCAATTACATTTTTACATTCCATCAATTGTTTTGGATTATCTGTTTCTTGATATTCAAATATCATGTAAATCGATGCTAATGTTTTATAGTTATTAATATGTATTTTTGAAATATCATCAAAATTAAAACGCTCTGAAATTTCTTTAACTAGATTATATCTTTGTCGTTTTATCAAGCTTTGATTTAGTTTATCATGAGTTGCTTTAACTGTACGAATATAATCTAATGCATGTGCTTCAGTTCGATATTGTTCTTTCATTAATGAATTATACAAATACAATTCTTTGGCAAGTTCTGTATTTTTTCCAAAATATTTTTTGATTATATCAATGGTAGTTGATTTGTTAGATGATAATGTTTCTGATGTTAATTTTCTAACTAACATTTCGAAAAGTATTCCGGTATTTTTATATTTCGAATGTTTTAATTTTTTCATATTCAATACAGTTCTTTTTTATTTAATAAATATGTTTGATTTATAAAATGTTCTTTTCATCTAACATGGTACCTTGATCTAAATCTGTTTTTCTATTTTTTAAAGTTTCGGTAATAATATTAGGTCCTTTTGATTTATTTAAATAACGAAGTATATTATTACTTTCCGTAGCTACTGGTCTGACTGTCTTATCAAATCGTTTATCAGGAAAGAATGTTGTTTTTTGATTTTCTGGATTAAATGCTTGATCGATTTCTTTTTTACCTGTCGGATCCCATCCAAATGCATTTTTATGTTGACCAAATTTAATTCCTTCAGGTGGTCTGCCTCCTTGATCTTTTTCTTCTATTTCATCAGATGACATATGCATCGATGCCATATCGTGCGGTGTACCAAATGAAACTCCAGTTACTGCAGGATCATTTCCTTCTTGTTCAATTTGGTTTTGTCGGAAACGAAGTTTAAGATCTTCAACCACATCTGTACGTTGTTGCAACCATTCATCTTCTGACATATTGAATATAAATTCATAAATGTATTTATCAGAAACTAATTTGCTATCTTTCATTGCAGTTGCTAATGTCATTTTTTCTGTCATTAATGCGACTTTTTGTTGATCGTAGATAATTGATGGTGCAGTCAATTCCAATTCAAAACCAACTAAATCTTCTCCTTCATATCCTTGTGCATACAAATGTACTATAGCAATTTTAGTTAATTCTGACATTACAATTTTTTGTATGCGTTCAATTGTTCTTGCAAAGCGAATATCCATAGATGCTAAGGTTGTTTTTCCTTCTACCGCTTCTGCATATCCTAAAAATGGTTTTGGTACTTTAAGTGCAGCCATCATTTTGTCTTTGATGTATTCTAAATCTTCTGTTCCGGTCCATGTCATACCTGGAAGCGTATCAATTGATGTAGTTGAATTGCCACCCCGAACTGGTAAATAATAATCTTCCAACATGTTGTTTAAATTGAATTTAAGATTATAATTTCCTGTTTGTTGATCAATATGTGGAATTTTTTTCATTTTGTTGATAATTTGTTCCATGAAAGTATCAACTTCATTTGGCGGAATATTACCAATATCAATTTTAAAAATACGTTTTTCCGGAGCGCGCATTATACGATGTATCAACATTGCATCTTCCATCATCATTAATTTTTGAAATTCTTTACGAGCTCCTTCTAACATCGATCTACCATATGGTAAAAAGTTAGAATCCGATAACATACGGAAATGTGCTATTTCAAAAACTTCAAAATCTTTTCTAGAATCAGCTACATGTTTAAATTTAATTTTATATTCGCCAGTTGCTTCATCATATTCTTCCCAACGTTCAATTTCATAACTTGAAAACGGACGAGCGTTAATAATTCCTAACTCATCTGCAATATCTAATTTTAAAAAGAAATCGCCATATTTTGTCATGTTACGAATCCATGTCCATAAATTGAATTCAATATTTAAAATATCATAAAATAAATTATAAAGTATTTTTTGAACACGTGTGTTGTTTGTTTTAATAGTTAAGATATCTCCAAATTGATCTGTTAATGTAGATTCATCGGAATATATATCAAGTGCTGAACTAATAATAGGATCTCGATCCATCATTTCATAATCAGCATATAGCTGCATACGATTCTGATGCATATAATAATTCGAATCATATCCACCCATACCGCCAACCATGTGCTTGTTAGCACCATGCATTCTAGTATATCGATCTGCTACTTTAGTTTGATTTAAGTTACCAACTGCTTGTAAACGGTTAGTATCAACTACACGTAATTTATCTTTTCCATATGCCCGAACAATAACATTCGTTGCAAATAGATTCTGTAAACGTTTTCTTAGAGACGCCATAATATTATTTTACTTTATTATAAATATAACTTGTTACAGAAGCCAGGTCAAATTTTCGTTATAATGACCATTGTTCCAATCCCAACCATCAGCTCCTGGAGCTGCTTTACCGGTAAATATAACTTGTTGTGAAGATTTTTGAAATTGACTTAAAGTTCTTTTGTGAAGTTCAATTCCTTGTTGACGTAGTTTTAAAGATGTGTCTCGAAGCCATAGACCGATAGCAAACGCCATTACTAAGTCATCATTATATCCATTTTGTGACTGAGCTTTTCCATTTAACCAAACAAACACAAATAATTCTTGAATCAATCGTTTGCTTCGTATAACTGGTGTTTTTTCGCGCATATACATTTCTAAAGCTGAAATCATTAATGGACGTGTACGAGATGTTGTTGATACTCCAGGAACCATTTGGGTTTTATCTTTCATATCATAACCTTTTTTAAGTTGAACATCTACATCTACATAACCATCATCTTTATATGTATAAAATAAATTTTCATATCCGCGGTCTAATACGGGTTGAATTGCTGCCCAACCAATATTGGCATTTTCAATTGCTAACAATGCATTGTTCCATTCTGTTGCAACAGATACTAACATGTTACCAAAATCTTTAGGTGGAAGTTTGCCTTTATATTCTGCAACCTGTACAACATCTTGTACATCGATAACATGAAATGTTGACCAGTCGCCCCCATCGCCGCGGGCAACGTCAGCTACTACTATATAATCTTTTTCATAGTTTGGATATTCCCAAACCCAATATGCATTGTCATAGCCTCGCTTTTCAATAGGATCAGAACATTTTAATTCATAATCCATTAATATAGCACCGTCTACTACAGTATGACCTGATGAAATAAAGTCGCAATCACATTCTTGAGCAGCTCCTCGTTCACCTAGAAGTTTGGTTTGTTCATCTCTCCAATATTGATCGCGGTCTGGATGTACCGTCCAATGCAGTTTAATTGTATGAAATCCATTGATTTCTTGCTCTGCTTCAGACCATACCGAGTGAAACCAGTTACCTACCCCATTAGGTGTAGATAATACAATTGCACCCCCACCTGTTGATAATGTTGCTTGCGATGCTACCCAAATTTCTTCAATGTTTCTAATGAATGCAGCTTCATCTATAATAAGCAATGAAAGTGCTTCTGAACGTGCACCGGTAGTTGCTGATGATACTGCTTTAATTTGAGACCCATTTTTAAATTTAAGTGAAAGTTTATTGTCTGCTTCGATTGTACCTTTTAACCAACTAGGTAAATTATCGTGCATGACACGTACTTTTGTTACTAAGTTTTTTGCTACTTCCTGAGTTGTTGCAATAACAAGTACGTTAAAATCATCTTTGAATAGCATGCTCCAAAGGGCAAAGCCGG